TTAGAGCCGGAGCGTCACCGTCAACCCTTTCCCCGGGTAGCTGTTCTGGCCCGTGGCGACGGAGACAACCGAGATGCTGACAATTGAACCCTCTCTGAGTGGCGGACGGTCAAAGCAGGAGACCGGCACGGCTTCAACTTCACCGGGCGGAATCACGAGCTCGCCATACTCCTCCCCATCCACCAACACTCGAACCACGGCGGGCGAGCCCTGCGGCGCCCGGTCGACCCGGGCCAGGAGGTCTCGGACTGCTCTGGTCGTTTCCACGACCAGCGGCGGCGAGACGCTGTCCATGACAGCCAGTTCACCGTCGTATTGGAAAGTGTACTGGCCTCCGGACATTGTCCTCAGCCCGCTGTCTTCAGTCATGGTGAACGTTGAAAAAGCGGTCGGACTTGCGCCTCGGTCATTGGTGACGAAGAACTCGGCCGCCGCGATTCTTGCATTCGGCAACTCAATCCTCCTGCTGTAGCTTCCGCTTGCAGGGCTGCCGAAAAGACCTTTCGAGAAAGCCATTACGGAAGTCAGCCGGCGCAGGGGATACACACGCGTGGCAGCCGCATGAGGCACGTTTGCCGTCTCGTGAACCCCTCGATCAATCAACAGCTCCAGACCGCCTTCCCTCACCTCAAGGACTCGCACCAGCTCGCGCTCAATCTGCAGCAGGTCTCCTTGCTGGACTGGCGCGGAACTCGCCAGCCGGGCAATCACGCCCGCCTCCCCGAGCTCTTCCGCCAATCGCCAGGGACAGGGGCTCTCCAGTTCGTCCCAGTAGTGGACGGTCAATGTGCCAGTCCGGATCGAACGTGTGTTTGTCAGGGATGGGAAACCGATCCCGCTGACCACGAAGGAGCCTTGCCCGGGTGCAGCAAGCCCGAAACTCGGCATCGGAGGAACGTCCGAGTCTCCGGCGCCGGACACGCCCAACTCATGCCGTCCCACCAACGCCTCGTTCTCCGGGCTCTCTGTTCCACGGCTGCTCACCGCCAGGCCAAGCACCTGGATCGCACTGCCGTATCCAGCGGGAACCACGAACCGGATCTCTTCCGACCGCGTGATGCCCGCGGGCTTCCACCCGCTCTCAGCAATGGCGAAAACACTGGAGGAATCCGGCGGCACACGCCATGGCGGGGCAACCTGAATCGTGGTGTTCGAGTGTCCGGTGATGACACGCTCTTGCCCCGCGCCTCTTCCTCTCATGATCCTCACCGCAGCCCCCTTGTACTCATTCGGCTGCAATCCGAGGCTCGCATTGCCAATGGCCGTCGCCCCGTAAATATCGGCAGACGTCGGAGGAACGTACTCGAATCGCCACTGAAAGCGCGCATGGTCGAAATTCGGGTCAGGCGGGGGAATCACGCTCGCCTCGAAGCCCGGGTCGTAGAACTTCCCTTCCACTGGAAGCGCCTCCGCGATCCTGCGCAGACGCGAAGGGCTTTCGCCCCGGTACACACGCATGCCGGCTGCATCTGCGCTGAGCCTGATTCCCACGAGCCCCACCGTGTACGCTTCCGTCCCTCCGGGCAAACGCGCCTCCACGAGAAACGAACAGGCGGATTCGCGTCCGTCGCCGTCCACGGCAGTCAGTGCATAGTAAAGCGTGCGTCCTCCCGTGAGCGTTCCGGTGCCGCTCTGGATTTCAGGAGTCAGGCTGACAATCGGCGGCGGCGGACTCGAGAGTCCTGGCTTTTCCGGCACAGTGAACCGCACCGACATCTCCAGGCTGCCTTCGCCCACTCCCCCAAGCTCCTCGATCCCGTATTCCTCAGTCCCGCCTGTCACGCGCTGTCCCGCCAGGGAGTGTGGGATTCCTCCGTGCCTCAGCCCCCCGCTTTCGCCCGCCGGTTTCTCGCCAGCCGCTCTTTCATACCATGCGTCTTCATGCCTCTGAGCCGTGATCCGCGCACTCTCGAAGTTCAGGCCGGCAGTGATCTTCAGAACTCTGAACAGAGTACGGCTGAAGCCCTCCTTCCTGTGCGTGATCGCGATGATGTCTCCAGGCCTCAGGCCAAACGCCTGCACGCTTGTTTCGAATTCGACGTACTGATTCCCGCGGAGATTCTTCTCAAGATTCAACCGTAAAACGCGCGCCGCCTGATCAAAATGCGGCAGCCCCAGGGCGCCGAGCGGCGCTGATATCTCGCAGCCCTGCAGCCGGGAGTCCTCGAAATCCACGAGTGACAGGACATCTGGCGCATAGTTCCGGAAGGCATCTGCGAACTCTGCGGTCAGCCGGTTCGGCAGTTCTCCCGAACTCCTGCGGTATATGCGGAAGGTTGATTCTCCGTTGCGGCGCCTGAGAATCCCGGATGTACCGTTCGACCCGTCCCCGAACTCATACGCCGGCCACCCATCGCTCACCGGCTGGCTCGCGTTGCTGTATACGCCTTTCTGGGCGTGCTGCCTGCGAATCATGGTTTCTGGCCGCAGGTGTAACCGCCCCGCCGCATCGAGGCTGATCATCAGACCCGCGGCGGTCCGGATCCCCCGGACGACTTCACTCAGGCTACGTCTCCGGGCAAGCGCCAGATTCACTTCGTATCGGGGCCCTTCAAATTGCTCTCCGCCAGGCCCTGTCAATGTGATGAATTCGTCGCAGTATTGCGCCGTCTGGAAGAAGCTGCTGAGGTCGATTTCGCTGAGCTGCCATCCCGCCGCCCGGAATAGATCCAGCAGCACCCAGGCTGGGTTTCTCGTGAATGCCTCATCAACCAGCAGTCCTTGCGCGCCGTACCGGGGCAGCTTCAAACCGTCTACAAGCACTTCGACTTTCGGCAGTCTGCCGCGTTCCACAATCTGATTCGGCACCACCAGCGCCAGGCACGCCAAACTCCCGTGCGGATCTCCCAGCGGAGCCTGCTGGCCGTCGGAGAAGTCCGTATTGAACGCCCCTTGCCGTTCCCCGTGGCTCAACACTCGGTACCAGCCCGATCCGGTCATGTCTTGCCCGTCGGCGGCTTGCGGAATCTCCACTCCATTGGCAATGACTTTCCTTACTCCCTCGATCGGCCCCAGCCCCACCAACACCTCGCAGTGAGTCAGATTGCCGTCGTTTCTGGCGAATATGACCGGCGCTTCGATCCATGCCGTCCCATACACCAACGGCACCGCATCGTTCTGCCGGGCTCGTCCGTCCAGCGGCTCGGACCATTCTCTTTCCCGCGCCCCATGCGCCCGCACAAGAACACCTGCCGGCAGAAACGCGAAGCCGCCGAATCTCGCCGTCGCTCTCCCTGCGCTGTCCCTGTCGAACATCCCCCTCTGCCGGCAGTCCTCGCGCGTGTAGCCGCACGATGTAAAGGGCTCAAGCCCGTTCAGGTTGCCGCGCCCGTCCTCCACGTCTGGCGAGTACCCGCAGCGGTAGAACGGCGAATACCTCCCGGCCCCGCCGCCATCGGCGGCCTCATTCCGCTCCTCCGGGCTCCCGGGAAACCGCCACGGACAGCGGCTTTGAATCCTGAGTTGTGGCGCCTGAAGCCGGGCCAGGCTCAGCCGGTTTACGAAGCTGAGCCTCGCGTCTTTCTCCGTCAATTCCTCGATCGGATTCGCGATCCCGGCGAACACGGCCGTCACGTTGCTGGCCGGGCTTCCACTCGCCAGATCGAAAAACCCGAAACGGACTCGGAGCCGCGCGCCTCGCCATCCCGTCGTGTTGTCGATCTGCGAAATCCGGCCGTCGACATTGGCCAGAGTCAGCGTCAGCCGGCTCCCATGGTCCAGCCCCTCCTCGGCGCCCAATCGGAATTCGAACCCTGAGTGCGCCAGCACCCGCGGTTCGTACTCCTTCCCCTCTGCTGTGACACGATGCGTGCACCAGCGCTCCTCCGTGCCATCCGGAAGCCAACACTCGAACAGCAGCAGCGGAGTCTGAGTCGCCTCTAGACCCTTCAGGTCGGCGATTTGCATGGCTATTCCACCTCTCCGGTGCTTTCCAGCTCAACCTCGGCCATGTTTTGGTCCGGCGCAACGCTGACGATTCTTAAGCCGCGCTCGGCAAATCTTGTGTTGGAATACACCCCGCCGCGCTCGAACGTCCCTTGGTATTGCGACGGAACACGCTGAGTCTCCGCCTGGATCCGCCGCACACGGACAGCCATCCCTGCCTCCAGTTCCATTTCGACGCGTTGAAGCCCGCCGTTGCTTTCTCCCGTGACAAAGCCTCTTGCCCAACCATCTCCCGCCGTGATCGTTACTTCCTTGCCGGCCCACCTCAACTTCAGGGTTCCCCCACTGACTTCGCAAGAGAAGCAGAGATCCGCCCCCGGCGCCAGATCCAGCTCCTGCCAGATGCCCCCGGGTGCGGTGCCTGTGTTCACGATCAGGAACTCCGCCGGCTGGCCGCCCCCACCGCCAGCCGCCGTGATCGTCAGCCACGCGCTCTTCATCCACGCCGCGTTCCGCAAGTCCTCGCTCCAGCGCAGAAGGTTCGACATCGGATCGGCGAAACTGAACGTCCTCCATCCGCCCGCGCACCACTCGTACAGGGACGCGAGCGCCCGAGCCTCTGGATCAGTGAGTCCCTCGAACTGCAGCAGCCACCGCCGCGCCAGTGGCCTCTCTGCAGCGCCCCTCCACAGATAACCCCCGGGGCTCTTGGCCTCCACATGGCCGGACTCCAGCAACTTCACCGTTGGATATTGCGCCTGCGCCTTGCTGTGAAGCACGGGAAAGTACATGTCACACCCCGCCCTCGATCACCACCAGCCTGGAGCGCCGTCTCATTGGGCCATCCGCGATGCCTTCAAGCCGCTTGCCCGCAAGGAAACAGGGCCAATGCTCTGTCCCCGTTAGCGGATCCACAAAGCGGAATGGCTCCGCCGTCTCATAGTGCCTCCGCGCGAACTCCTCGACCGCCCAGGCCTCCTCCTCATCGAGCAGTTCCATATGCAGCGTCCACTGCCTGCGCACCTTGCTGGCTGGAAATCTCTGCTGCCGCCCGTCCAGAAATGTAAAGACCCTCGCTTCCGCAAGAATGTCGCGGCTGAATGGATATTGGCCTTTGACGCCCGTTTTTAACGCAGGAAATTCCAGCACCCTTCACTCCCTCCATTCGGCGAAAACGTTCTGCATTCCTTCGGATTCCAGCAGGGCCCGTTTCACTGCCTCTGCGATCTCCGGCGTCCTCTCCATGAATGAGCGGCTGTCCATCGCCTCGACTTGAACAACCACGGTTGGCGAAGCCAGTGTTCTCGCGCTTCTTGGCGCGCCGCTTGCGTCTCTGTCGATGAAAAAATAGCTGCTGTCTGCGCCGCCGAATCCCAGCTCATATTTCGCCGTCACAGGGCGTGCAGCCACCGGCAATTCCCCGGGCGCGTTATCGCCTCCGCCGCCGAACAGCCTCAGAATGCCCCCGAGAATGGGGTTGAGATTGGACAACAGTCCCGGCCAGTTCAAGGCGCCCGCGTTGTTCCTTTGCTTGAGCAGGCCTGTGATGGCTGTCGGAGCCACGCTGCTCCACCCGCCCGCTGTGGTCTTGATCCCAGCCGTCTCTGCGGCGCCCGCTGTGCCCGAGGCGCCTTGCAGGAGGGAGCCAAGAACCGCCAGCGCCGCCGCCGCTCCCGAACTCAGCACCCCTTCTCCGCGCGGCTTGCCAAGCGCGGCGTCTACACCGCTTTCTGGTTCCCCGTTCAGGGCATTGCCTGCTGCAATGCGGATGGCTTCTTCGATCTTCCTCTCAATCTCCCGCCCTTCACGCTTCATCGCTCATCCTTTCCCACTCCTGCTCCAGGCACGCCATGGCATCCAGATCCTTCGCGCCCCAGGCCGGCGGGGTGTGCTTGCCGGTTTGCCGCCAAACCGCCCATTGTTCCAGCCACGCCACGCTGTCGGCCGTGATAACCGTCTTCGGACAGCTTTTCGCTACCAAGCCGTGCCTGGCCCATACCGCCTTGCTCCCCGCTTCTGCCTTGCCGTTCCACCCGCACCGCCGGCTCTCTTCCAGCCCCTGTTTCCGGCAGTCCTCGCACCTCCACCCGGCGGTGCCTCCAGCGTAGTAATGGAGGGCGAGTCTCAGTTTTTTCGCTCGTCCTCGCTCAGCCTGCACTCCCGCCGGATGGCTTCGGCGATCTCTTTCCCGAGATCCTCCGGCCCCCGTTCAATCAGGGTCCGGACATCGCATTCCCCGCCGTCCACCTCCAGCCCTTCGACGCGCTCTAATCCCCACTCCAGATACACGCTGTCGATGCGGCTCTCCAGCTCTGCGGCCGAAAGCCGGTCCTCCAGGCTGTCGCCTGCGGTTCGGTATTCCAGCTCCGCCAGGAGGTTCCTCACCCGCCGCGTGATCTCGGCGCGCCGCTGCAACGAGGGTCTCCGGATGACGTAGCGCACGCCCGGATACCGGGCGGATTCCTGTGCCGCTGTGCTCCAGTACTCCATCGGCCAGCTCCCCTCACCCGAAGGCGACGTACAGTTCATCCTCGCGCGTTCCTTGCGCGATGGATCCCCGCAGCCTCCACCGGAGCCTTTCTTCGCCATCCAGAAACTCAGGAGGCGCGGGAATAAAGTTCGGAACATAAATGCCGCACATCCCTCCCGCGGCAATGCCCATTTGAACCATGAGAGGAACGGGCTCACGCCTGATTGCACTGTCATAAAGCGCCTCGCAGGCCTCCGACGGCTTTCCATAAATCTCCAGATCAATTGTCACTTCCCGGTCCCCGGGCACTGCGCATTGTGGCTCCGTCAGCCCGAAATCTTGCCAGCGCAATTCCACGTTGTTCCGGATTCGGATCCGGGCCTCCGCCACCGTGTCGAGCAGCCACGGCCCTGTCCCCACCCACGCCTGGCCAAGGTGGCCGGGCACGGGCATCTCGGCCAGCGGCTGCACTGCCGGCTCTGCCGGAAAACTGGCCAGTCCTCCCTGTTGCGGCTCGAACGTGCGGTTGTCAATCACACCTGCCGCCGCGCCCCGGAACGTCAGCTCGTGAAAGTCGCCGTTCAGTTCCACGCTCATCTCATCCACCACGCACCCGTTCAGCACCCGCTGCACAGCCGTCCCTGGCGTCCAGTACTCGTACAGGCTGACGCTTGGCAGCCTCAGCGCGAGTCCATAACTCACCGCGCCTCCTGTTGCTGCAGTCGGCGTCCCGCTGACTGGCGCGCTCAACCATGCTGTCGTCGCGTTCGGACACGCCGTCACAATCCGCAGGTTGCCCCCCATGCTGATCGCGTCGCCAGGCTGAAGGCCGTGCGCTGCACTGAAGACTGCCGTCGTCCCCTGCACTTGCGCCACTGGCAATCCGCCATTGTGGATCCGCGGAGCCGCCCCCAGCGCTCCTTCCACCAGCGCGCCGCACCGGGGCCTCATTTCGCCGCTCTCTCTCGCGTAGAGATATGTGCTCAGTTCGTAAGCCGTGCGCTTCCTCGGCAGGCCCGCAATCCCGAGGTGAGTCCTGGTTCCTGTCTTGTCACGCCGCCGGGGCTCCTCCCATTTCTGCTGTACATAAAGCCGCAATCCGCTGAATCGGTTCGCCGCTGTCACCGGAGCTACTTGCCCGAACGCCGTCTCAACCGCCGCATAATAACGGCTGTCCCTCGTCGAAATATAGCAACTCATTTTTGTCTGCTCCGCTCATTCCCGGTTCACAATTACCGTGCAGGTCACTCTGCTGGATTGCAAATATGAACTGCCGCCCTTCTTGACCGGCTCGAACTGCACGGCCGTCTCCTCCCTCAGGTACAGTCCGGGCCCGATGCAGCCTCGCCTTCTCTCCAGGACATCCCGCACCGCGTCGCTATAGTAGTGCAGCCTCTCCGTAATCCCTTCCAGCCGGTCTTGCGAGACCCGCACTTCCACGCCCACCTGCACCTCGCCCGAGAATCGCCGCAGCTTTTCCGCCGGCCGGCTGCGCACCTTTTCGCAGTACAGGCTCACCGATGGGTACCGGCTGCCCAATGCCTTCTCGACATGCTCCGGCGCCGCCTTCAATACCCTCACCCCGGCGGGCCATACATGCTCAGGCCCCAGTCCGTAAGGGTCTCTCAACTGCTCGAGGCTGTCTCTCAGGCCGTTCTCTCCCTCCAGAATCCCTACCATCCGCTCCAGCACTTCATGAATCGTGAAGGTCACTTTTACCCCCGCAACAGCAAGGAGCCGCCCGCCCGCACCACCTCATCGGCCCTCTGGCCCTCGCTGGGCGGACGTCCGGTCCGGACTCCGGTCAGCGGCAACGTCCAGGTCTCCTCCAGTCCCATCGGTTCCGCGTTTTGCAGGCCCGTCGGCCCCTCGTCAACACTCACGTAAATGTTCCAACCCGCGGCCCCTTCCGGCGCATACGGAAGGCGCGCCGTCAGCAAGTGCGGCAACGGCGATCCCTCCACTTGCACGGGACACGGGGCGCTTTCACGGCCTTGCGCATCGACGGCGGTTGCCTGAATCCGGTAGCTCGCCGGTGCCATCACGCCGTCCTCCACCTCGACCTCCACCCATGCCGGCCGCCGCAACGGAGTCAGCACAATCCCCACCCCGGCTGCGAAATACCTGCCCGCCTGCCGCTCCGCCAATTCGAGATAGTGCTTCCACTTGGCCCCGTAACGGTCGTTCAACTGGTTGAAGTATGCGTCGCGGTACAGCGCTTCCAATGTCTTCAGCGCATGCCAGTGTTTCAGCCCGCGGTCGATCACCACCTGCCCGAGCGCGCCTCTTTCCTGGTCTCTCAGAAATCTCTCGATCTCCTCCTCCACTTCCGCTTGCGCTCTCCGCAGCTTCGTCTTCAGGTCGATCCCCTCTCCGTGCGCTACCTCGAGAACCCCGCTGTCCCACTCCTTCAGGTCGTCCAGGCTGTTGACGTCTCCATCCACCAGCAGCGCCATCTCGCCCTCCTAGCCTCTCTCCCCGCTCTTTCCGCTCCGCGTCGGCCTCGGCTCGGCCACCACCTGCACCTGAAGCCTCCGGGCAAACTCCTGGCTCGCGATCTCGGTCCGCTTCCTCTCTTCTTCCTGCTCGTATCTTTCCGCCTCCTCCGGCGTTGCCAGCCTCGCCTTGCCCTCCACAATCAGCCGGCAGCCGATCCCCTTCGGAACCTGTGTGATCACGCCCGCCCTGCCACCGTCAGCCGTGTCCAGGCTGACAACATAAATGTCTTTCCCCTCGATCTCCGCCTCTTTCTGGCGAAGCTCACGATAGTACCGCCTCAGATCCATTCCGCTCTCTCCCTCGTCTTCGGCCTGTTGTCTCCGGGGGCGGCGGAAGGCCGCCCCCTCTCTCCCGTTCTCCGGTGCTAGCTGCGCACCTGCACGCCGTGAGTGTTCCGCAGAACCCCGACGCCGTACAGAATGTCCACCGTGAACTGCTGCGCCAGCGTGTTCGGCTCATAGCTCATCACCACGCGGATGCCGAAGTTGCCCACTTCCGCATACTCCGCAATGGCGCCCGTCCCCGGCAGCGGCTTCGGCAGCCGACGCACCGCAAGCCCAATCGCGTTCCTCGCGAACGCGATGTTCTGCGTCGTCACCGGCGACGAGCCCGTCTTCTTCACAAACTGCGACCGGAAGACATAGAAGTCCTTCAGCCGCCCGATGCTGCCGTCCACCAGGGCCCGCAGCCCGGCCTCGCCTGCCGTCTGATACTCGCTGAACCGCGGAATCTGCCGCAGTTGCGAGTACGCTGTTCCGTCCACCACCAGGTACTTCTGCTCGCTCGCCGGAACCTTCGCGTTGAACAGCGCCGTTTCCGCGGCATCCACCACCGCTTCCGTCAGCGCCGTCCCGCCCGTGCCCAGCGGCGTGTTCGCCGTGAACTGGCTGTACAGCCCCAGCAGGTCGCTCTCCACCTTCTCGGCCAGCGCGATCATCGCCGGCTCCATGTACAGCCGCAGCAGGTCCGGAACCGCGATCACCTTCGTCACGTCCGGAATCTGGAACGTCGCCTCAGCGTGCGTGTTCAGCACGATCTGCGCCGTCTGCACGTTCGGGTTCTGCGTCTGCACCGTCCCGCCCTCGGCGATGTTGTTCGCCACCATCGCCGGCGGAATCGGCACGTTCACGGTGTCGCCGGCCTGAGCCAGTTGCGGCTCGAAGTCGCGGTTCACCAGATTGCCCATCACCAGGTGGCCCATCAGCGCGGGAAGCGCGTCCACCGCCACCAGTTTCACGATCGCATTGGCCAGGTTGGCCGATGTGATTGCTGCCATCCTCTTCTTCCTTTCTTCTTTCCTTCTTCACTTCGCCTCGCGGCGGCTGCCGCCTTCCGCGCTACTCGCCCCTCAGGCTCTGCAGCGCCACCCGGCTGATCTGCTCCCGGATCCGCTGCAGCTCTTCCCGGCTCATGCCGGGGCGGATCTTGTCAAGATCCACGCTCGCTGCCGGCGTAGGCCCGCGGCCAGGGCTCACCACCCCGCTGCCGCCTGCAATGCGCGCCGGCAAAAATTCTGGATTCTCCTGCACAAACTGCGTCAGGAATTCCCGGTAATTCTTCTCTCCTTCTGGCGTCTTTGCCACCAGCGAGCCGTCCGCCCCGCGCACGATCTCGTCCTTCACGATCTTGAACGCCAGGTCCACCTTCGAAACGCCCAGCCGTTGCAGCTCGCTCTTGATCTGCGCGTGCCGGTCGCTCTCCTCCGCCATCTGCCGGCTTCGTTTGTTCTCTTCCACCAGCTCGTTCAGCCGCCGTTCAAGCTGCTCGCGCTTCTTCCTTTCCTCCTGAAGCTCTGCCTTGTACGCCGGCTCGCTTTCCTGTTTTTGCAAGTCGAGATATTCCTCGATCACGCTTCGGATCACTGTCCGGATTTCTTCCGGCTGCGCCCCTGTGGACGCGCGCATTTCCTCGTGCTTTCCCTGCTCCATCCCTTGTCCTTGCTCCTCGTTCTGCCGGCCCTACTGCCCGGCGTCGATCTCGCGCGCGATCCGGTCTTTCATCTCCTGGCTCGCGTCGCAGAGATACTTCATCGCCAGCTTCTTCTGGATCTCCGCACGCAGCGTCGCCGATGGAATCCCCATCCGCAGCAGCCGCTCCGCGTCCTCCAGCTCGCTGGAAAACTCCCCGATGTCGAACTCGTCCATCCCGGCCACGCCGATCAGAATCTCGTCCCGCCTCGCCTCCGCCAGCGTCCGCAGCAGCCGCTTCATCATGTCCTTGACGCGGTCGCCCATCCCTCGCAGCACTTCCTGTGTCACCAGGTAGTCCCGCTGTTTGCTCACCCCCGTCAGCGCCGCGTTCTTCGACATCGCCCCGCCCGCTTGGTGCAGCATGTAGCACACCCGGTAAATCTCTTCCTTCAGCCGGTCGATGTTCTCCAGCGCGATCCGGTAGACATGCCCCTCCGGCTCCGTCCACCCGAACCGGTCCTCCTTGCCCAGCTTCACGTAGTAGCTCTCGCCTACCACCTGCTTGAACTCGCTGTCGCTGTAAATCACCGGCATCGCGAACAGCCCCATCGTCAGCGCCCACGCCAGCGCGTTCGACTTGTTGAAGTGCTCCAGTTGCAGCGACGCCGCCCGGTTCATCAGCCACATCCCATCGCCCAGTGTGAACTCGAACACCGGCACCCGCCCCAGCCCCGCCAGCCCGTGCAGCCCTTCCTCCACCATCTGCGGCGGTGACGCCTTCCCGCGGCTCTCCACCTGCCGCCAGATCTCATACCGGCTCCGGTCGTACCTCACCCACTCCCGCAGCGTCTGCTTCGCCCCGTTCTCCTCCTCCAGATCCCGCTCGGTGCGCAGCACCACCCACTCGTACTCGCCCCGCTCGTCTTTCTGCCAGTGAATCACGCTCTCCGCCGGATACTCGCTGAAGTACCCGCGCGACAGTCCCAGTGCGTCCTCTTCCGCCCGGCTGCCCGCCGGCCTCGTCCCCTTTGGAAAATCGATCGCAATGTAGCTCCGCCCCGCCACCATCGCCTCGATCACCTGCCGCCGGAAGAAGTCGCTGAGTGTCGAGCCCCGCCGGTCGCAGTCTTCCGCCAGCTCGTTGAAGTATTGCCGCGCTGGCTCGTCCCGGCCGTCAAACGTCAGGATCGGCTCACGCCGGAACAGCGTCGCCGCGTACCAGTCGATGATCGAGCCCGAGTAATTCTCGTAAAAAGCCCGCGCCACGCGCTCCCGGTAAACCGCCGCCGGCTCCTTCTGCCTCGGAATCAGATAGCGGTCGGCATTCGCCGTGAACTGCTCCCCGCCCGCGTACAGGTCTCTGTACTTCGGCCACACGCTTTTCCACGCCGTGTATTCCGGATGCTCCCGGTTGATGTCTCGCATCGCTCCTCGCCTCACCAGTACAGCCTTTGCTCTCTCTCACCGGCCGCCGGCGCGGACTGCCTCCGCTCCCACAGCAGGTACCCCAGCGCGTCGCTCAGATGCGTCCGCCGCGGGTCTTTCGCTTTGTCGATCTCGCTGCTGTCCTCCGCCCATTGCACCCGCTCGAAGTCCAGGATCAGCTCCTTGCACCGCGGATCCACCAGCAGCCCTATTTCCCCTGCCGCATTGCGCAGCCTCGCGTTCACCAGCGCTGCCCGCTCTCTCACTGAAGGGTTCTTCCTCGGAATCCGGTACGTCGGCCTCTCACCCAGCTCCGCGAAAAATCCCTCGATGATCTCGCGGTCCGTCGTCCCGCTCGTCTGCAACCGTCCCGCGCAGGCGTCTCCGTAGATCACCAGCCCCGCCTTCCATCCCCCGTAACGCCGCGAGAACTCTTCGCACGCATCTCGCGTGCTCGCCCGCCGCAGCACGATCTCATCCACCACGTGAATCCGCCCTTCCACCTCTTGCACCACCACGCTCGACATCGGATCCACGTTGAAATCCAACGCCCACAGCAGCTCAAGGTTCCGGTCTGCCTCCAGCTTCTGCACGTGCGTCTTCCGGTCGAACGCGTGGTACACCAGCCCCTGCGACGGATTCAGATACTCGCCCAGCACCTCCTGCGCGTAAAACGCTTCGTCGTAGCTGTGCTTCAACCGCTCGTAGAAATCCGGCACCCTCTCCAGCAGGTGCCGGTTCTCAAACGGCGCCGCCTGCACGCACTCATAGCCCTCCACCGGAGCGTGGATGAATCTCTCCCACACCCAGTCGTAGCCCTTTGGCGTCCACACCCCGAACCCGCACAGCCGCTGCGCCTGCGGATCTCTCAGCCTGCCCTCCAGCCTCACCCACGCCTCTTCGCTCGCGTACGTCAGCTCGTCCACCCCGAACCACGCCAGGTTCGTGCCCCTCAGCCGCTCGTATTCGTCCAGCGACCGGAACAGAATCCGCGACTCCGTGTCCAGCAGCACCGCCTGGTTCTCCGCCTTGTTGAACTCATACGGAATTCCGCTCTGCCGCATCACCTCGAACAGCGCCGCCTGCGTCGCATCCCGCAGCATCGGATACGTCGGCGCCCCGATCAGCCCCGTCCGCCCGGGGTTCAAGTACGCCAGCTTCAACGCTTCGTGGCACAGTGCTTGGCTCTTTCCGCTCCCGATTGGACCGGAAAACCCCTTGAACCGCGCCGCCGATTCGTGGAATCTCCGCTGCGATGGCAGCGGCGAATACGGTATGGCCCTGCGGATCTTCAT